GGGCTCATAGTCGGGCACCAGCTTGGAGAGCTGATCGGTGTGGAGGTTGTTGCCGATCGCGGTGACCTGATCCTTCATGGCGAACAGCGGCGCCACGAACTTGTTCACCTCGGTGAACATGAATTTCATCAGGTCGTGATACTCGGCCCGGCGCACCAGCTGCTCGGCAGCGGCGACATCCGGCCAGTCCTTCTGGTACGCCTCGATCTTGGCCTGATCCTCGGCCGTATAGAGCGGCGCGGGCTCGGCTGCCGGCGCGGCGGGCGCAGCCGGAGCGGGCGGGGCCTGTCCCTTCAGCGCCTCGGCGAGGCCCTTCACGATGTCGTCAGCCGTCGGCAGCGTCCCTGTCGGGGTGGGCGTCGGAGTGGCCTCGGGCGTCGGGGTTGGCGTGGGCGCCGGAGCCGGAGCAGGCGTTGGCGTCGGCGTGGGTGCCGGCGTCGGGGTGGGCGTCGCCGCAGGCGGCTTGCCCGCCTCCAGCTCGGCGGCCCAGGCATCCGCGAACGCATCCGGCGCAGGCGCGGGAGGCTCGGACGGTGCAGGGGTCGGGGTGGGCGTCGCCTCGGGGGTCGGCGTCGGTGCCGGCTCGGGCGTTGGCGTGGGCGCGGGCTCCGGCGTCGGGGTCGGCGTGTGGCCTGCCTCGTCGCGCATCGGCTTCCCGTACCGCGCCCGGCTCACCATAGCGCGCTGCTGGATATGGCTGGTGCCGGCGAGGAGGAGGCTACGCATGCGGGTCATCAGTTATTCTCCGGTGCTCGGGTCGTGCCCGGCGGTTGGGTCGTCAATTCCTTGTGGAGCCGTGCCATGTGACGCGCGGCTCCCTGCAAACGCAGCATATCGTCGCCCTCTGCGGAGACAAGGCTTTCTTTCGCCACATCGCCGGATAGCTTCACGAGTTCGATAACTGCCAGTGCGTATGGGTCCTGAAGCCGTGCTGCATCACGCAGCCGGCTGGCCAGCTCCGCTACCTTGTCCCTGCTCATCTGTTTGCTGTCCTGACTCGATCATCTTCAGAGCACTATCCACAGACTCGCCTTGCGCACCAGCGGTATTTTTCTGCGCCTGGGCCACGCCCTTGAGCGCGTCGGCGAGGACTTTCTTGATCTGCGCGTCGAGCATGTCGCTCTGCTGCTGGGCCTGCTTCGCCGCGACCTGGGCACGGCCATCCTTGTTGCGCGCAGCCTCGTCGGGCGAGAGCAGCATGCCGAGCAGATCGCGCGCGCCCATCTTCGCTTCGAGGAACTTGCGCTCGTCGATATGGTCGCGCTCGTCGGGCGTCAGGGTCTGCGAGAGCTGGTCGATCTGGGCGCCGCGGATTTCCTTGGCGACGAGGCTGGTCGCACCGCGTGGGATCACGTCGAGATCGCCCTCGGGCGCGAGGTCCGGGTTGAATTTCTTGTTGAAGCCCACCATCGACCAGATCACGCTCTGGGTGAAGCTGTCGTAGTTGCGGACGATGTCCTTGAACGGCAGCGCGGCATCCCCACGCGCCATGCTCGCGCCGGCGGCTGTCCGCATCGGCTCGCTGGGCATCTGGGTCATGTCGCCGCCGGTCTGCGGGCCGATGAAGGTCTCGACCTCGGCGAACTCCATGAACATCTTCACCAGCCCCTGCAGCTCGGCGAGGTGCGCGTCGATCTCGATGCGGCGGATCGCCGGGAACTGGGCGGTCAGGCCGTCGTCGTCGCGATACCAGTTCTTGTATGCCTCAATCGCGGTGAGGTCCTGATCCGGCCGCATGAGCGCGGTGTTGATCTCGAACTGCGGGCCGCACACCACCGAGGCGTTGTCGAGCACCATGCGCGTTGCCGCGCAGATCGAGAGCTGGCTGTCGCGCACGATCGAAGGCAGGCCCTGGCCGATCGGGCTGGTGTCGTCCTCGTCGAACTGGAAGATGTGCGCCTGCTTCATCGTGGCGCCGAGCGTGACCCAGGCGTTCACCTCGGCTTTGATGATCCACTGGTCGATCATCCACAGCTCGGCATCGACGTCGTCGACCCGCATGCTCTCCGGCACGTCGGCGCCGGCCTCCATCAGGGTCTGTGCCGAAACGGGACCCTTCCAGATGATCACCTCGTATTTTTCCCGGCCGGACGCCGACGCACTGCTCGTCTCGCTGTGCGCGGACAGGCCCATCGTCTTCAGCTCGGTCTCCCAGCTCTTGGACGTGAAGTTGCCGCCCGGCAGCGTCGCCAGCACCTGCTTGATCTGCGAGGAGAAGAAATCCTTGCGGTCGGCGAGCTTGCGCAGTGCGCTGCGGCCGAGGATTTTCCGCACGAAATAGCCCTCGCCGGGCAGGTCGCGCGCGCTCATGTCGGGGTAGAAATCCCAGACCGGCAGGAAGTTGAACTGGGGCTTGTAGATGTCGCGCGACACCGGCTTGAAGCCGCCCGGCGACTGCTGCCCGGTGGTCGGATCAGTGGTCGCCTCGGCCTGCAGCACCCAGCCGCTGGTCGTGATCTTGCGGACATAGGGGCCTTCGAGCACACCGATGCCGTACTTGATCCCGCTGTCGACGATCTGGCGGTTCAGGCCGATCCAGTCGCGGGTCTGATCCCCACCGAGTTCGAGCAGCTGGTCGTTGATGATGGTGGTGTGCTGGGCGGCGACCTTATCGGCCATGCGGCGCACCGCCTCATCGACGAGGCTCTGGGTCAGCTGGACCGGCTGACCGCTGCCCTGCAGCTCGGTCATCAGGTCAGACACCGCCTGGGCGACGTCCGTGGGCGACATCTCCGGCGACGGCGAGGCGTTCAGCTCCCAGTTGGTCTCGTTGCCCGGGAACATCAGGTTCATGAGCCGCGACAGCATCGAGATGCACTTCACCCGGGTCAGGCGCGGGTACGCGCGCGAGCGGTTGGGTGGCAGCGTGCGCTCGATCGCGGGGTCGTAGATGCCGAGATACTGGCGCAGGTTCTTCAGCCAGCGCTGCTCGGCCGGGATGCGCTCGCTGGCGTAGCGCAGGTAGAGCGCGTGATAGCGCGCTCCGAGGTTGCGCAGCGTCGAGCCGTTGATCTGGCGCACCGGGGCCGGCGCCGGGACCGCGACGGTCGCCTGGGTCGTGTCGTTGTCGATGACCATGCCCGAAGCCGGCGGACTTTCCACCACCGGCACGCTGGCGTTGATCCTGTTGCCCCGCTGTCCTGCCACCGTGTGCCCCCTACTTCATGTGATACGAGCTGCCGCCGAAAGAGCGGGGCGGGACGAACCCCTTGCCCGTTCCGCCGCCGCTCACATATCGGTCATTCTTGAGCACTTGTCGATGGAAGTAGCGCGCGAGGTAGCCGAAGGCGTCGCCCGGGTGGCTGAAGATGTTCTTCTCCGGCTTCGCGCCACCCATCGTTTCCTTGATATTTTCCTTGCTGTCGAGCGCGTAGCGCCAGCCGCCCTTGAGCGCGCGCGTCAGCGTCGGGCAGGCCCGCTCGTCGATGATCAGGCGCGGCATGCCATAGGCCATCCCGGTGCAGAAATAGTCGATCGCATCGAGCCGCAGCGGCAGCCGGTTGTTGGTTTCGATCGACACCGGATAGGACCGCTTGATCGTCGCGAGGATGGTGTTCTCGTCGTTCGCGTTGCGGTTGTTGGCGGCCGGATCGGGCGCGATGATGAAGCGCCCCGGCTGGAGGTCGGCGAACCCTCGGTTGAGGAACGGTCGCAGCCGCTCGTTGATGAAGCGCGAGGCGCCGACGCCGGACGTGATCAGCTCGCCCAGCACATGCAGCCGCCCTTCGAGGTCTTCCTGGCCGAAGATCATCGCCGCGCCGCCGATCCCGGGGTCGTAGCCGCCGATCAGGTCGAGGTTTGGGTCGAAGCGCAGCGGCGTCTTGGAGAGGTGGGTGCGCCAGTTGAACGCGCCGACAACCGGCTTGCCGGACACCGAGAAGCCCCACTCGGCTTCGATGAACTGCTTGATCCACGCCTCGGTCTTGTTCTTCGCCGCGGCGGTGTAATAGTCGCGTCCGCCCGGCAAATTCTCGACATTTTCAGCAAAGGCCGAGTATCCGCTGGGCTGCAGGAAGTAACGCGCGTTGCGGGTGTCGAAGACGATCCGGTGGTGCAGCGACACGCCCTCGCCGGGCTGGATGACGCCGGTGCCGGCGTGCAGATAATCGTGCCACCAATTGTCCTCGGTCGAAGGGTTGCTCGAGCCCCACATTCCCCAGTTCGTGGCGCCGCCCATGACCTTCGACGGGTAACGCCCACAGCGCGCCGACAGCGCGTCGATGATGGCCTGGGGGATTTCAACGAACTCATCGACGATCGCGAACGTCACTTCGAGCGAGAGCACGCGGGCGATATCCTGCGGGCTGTCGAGCGGCCGGAACAGCACCTCGCACTCGACATCGCCGTACTTCAGGAGGAAATTCTTGTCGGTCTGGAACCACTTGCCGGCCTGCCCGTCCTTGAACCATGTGAACCAGCTGTTGAGCGTCGTGTCGCGCAGCTGCGTCGAGGTATTGCGCACGATCACGGCCCGGCTCCGACGGATGCCGTCGGGTCCAGGCGCCTGCAGGCCCGCCATATAGACGAGCTTCATGAAGATGCCGGTGGTCTTGCCGGACCCGACCGGGCCGACGATCCAGTCGTAGAACAGCTCGCCCGGCAGATGGTCCTTGATAAACCGGCTGATCGTGGGCGGCGGGGTGTAGTTGATCGTGGCGGCCATCAGTTGGTCTTGCGCTCCCCGCGCTCATAGGCCTCGCGCCCGTCGAACGAATTGTGGATGAAGAACCCCGGCCCGAACGGGTCCTCCTCGACGCCGCAGGCGCACTGCTGGTCGAAGGCATGCTGGCCGCAATCCGACGCCGGCATGAGGTGGATTTCCATCACGCCCGGGTGGGGGTGCTGGAGGTGGAACCAGCCCCACGGACACGGCTCATAGTGAACCGGCGGCGGGGCTGGCTCGGCCATCTTAGCCCAGGGCTTGCCGCAGACGCTGTACGTCGGCGATCCACTGATCGAGGTCCTGCAGGTCCATGATGTGGTGCGCGGTCGCGCCATCCAGAGCAGCATGGTCGCCAGGGTCAGCGCCGGGCTGCGCCGTGGCGCTGCGGACGGTGATGAGCACGGTTCCGGGCATGTAACCCTTACGGGCATTGATGAAGCTCGGCATGCTGACGCCAACGTCAGTGTGCGCAGCCTCGAAGCGATCGGTGTCGGCCATGATGTCGTCTCCTGCATTGGTCAGTTCCTCGAACGCCTTACCGAACTCCTCGGGCTCAATCCAGTGGACCTGCGGGTTCATGTGATCCTCGAAGGTCATCACCGACAGGATCACGCCCCGCTCGGCCAAATCCTTGAGCGTCGCCTGCGGCAGCACGTTGGTGGCCAGCAGCTCCTGCTCCAGCTCCTCGCGCTCACGCAGCATACGACGTTGCCGTGCGTTTCGGGACCGCGAGACCATCAGAAATCCGCCCCCAGGTTGATGTTGATCTGCAGGCTGTTCGCCACCAACGCCCCTGCACCCGCCGCATCCTCGCCGTTCGTCCGGGGATCGAACCCAGCCCACCGAGCCGTCAGCTCGATCAGCTTGCCCTTCACCGCGGCCGGCACGAGGATGTGGTCGCTGTGGATCATCTTCCAGACCTGCTTCAGGTTCTCCTCGGCGATCAGCTTGGCCTTCAGCTTGAAGCTCATGCCCTCCTGCCGCACCAGCTCACACGCGCCGGCTAGCTCCTTCAGGAACACCGGGTTGCGCCGAAGCGCGTCCCATTCCTCATCGCAGAACCCGTACTCGATCTGGATTTCGCGCGGGCTCGCCGTCTTCAACGCCAGCTCGATCGGCAGCGTCGGCGGCCAGACGAGACTGGTCGGGTCCTTCTGATCCCACATGCCGGGCAGGGTGAGCGCGTTCATGGGAGATGGTTATCCTATGTGCGCTATCGCGTAAAGAGGCGCCGCGTCCCCCACCAAGGCGGCAGCCGCCTACGGCGTTGGAGGGGGCATCGCAGGTAGCAATCCCGGGACACCCCCTCGCCTCGCGAGCACGCTTCACTGTCGCCTCACGGCAGCTGGCGCGCGCTTTCCTTACTGGGCCTCGGCCGATCCCGCAACCTTGCCTGACAGCACGTACTTGGCGATGGTCGCGCCCTCGTTGTTCATGACGAAGACAGCGCCGAACGGCCCCTCGATCGCAAGGGTGATGTCATTGCCGGGGAGATTGTCCAGGCGGACACCTGAAAGCGCCACCTTGCCGAGCGGCGGGACGGTCTGCTGCCCCTCCTCGGCGAACCGGGTGACAGTCTGGCACTCGTAGTAGGTCTCCGAGCCGTCAGGCCCGCGATGCAACACGGTGAACATGGTCTTCTCCTGCTTCTCCTGGCCGGCGGATGCCCACCAGCGCCAGCGGCTCTCACCTCTGACCGTGCCCGTATGCGCGCGCACGCGAGAGCCTGTCAACACCTCAAGTAATTTCCGGGACTTCAACCAGTTAATAGGGTCGATATTTTGTACCCCAGAAATTTTTGGCAAATCCTTTGAGAGCGACGGTGTAAGGGGGTGGGGCCATGCGTCAGTAAATCCCCCTCGGGGGGTCGCTGCCGGGAAAGGATTCTTTGAGGGTGGGCGCCCTGCCCGACTAGCGCCTAACGTGCGACACCTTGCAGCGCTTGCCCTATACTTCACTGCAGCAAGGCAAGAGGCTTTGCGAAACTGTCGGATTATCCGACAATCAACCAAAGGAACTGACAATGACTGTTGCAACCATCGCTCGCCCCGTCGCGTCTTACTCGTTCAAGGGCGCGAACAAAGTCGTCCGCACTGCCGCGCTGCAAGGCGTCGCCAGCTACGCCTTCGCTGAAGGCAAGGCGCGCGCCGATATGATAGCGCAGATGCGCCTCGCGCTCGGCAAGTCGCCGTCCGATGCGGACCTTGGCGCGGTGCGTGCCGAGTACATCATCGGCCGCACGGCGCAGCGCCTCGCCGCGTCGGACCTGCCCAAGGGATGCGAAACCGTCGCGGATCGCATCGCACATGCTCGCGCGTTGCTGGATAGCTACGCCATGCCGGTTAAGGATGGCGTCAAGGCTCGGCCCTTGCGCAAGGGTCAGCTCGGCCGCCGCACCATCTCGCAACAGACTGTCATTCGCAACGCTGAAGCGGCATGGTCGCTCGTGAAGGCCGAGCTTGGCCATGGTGCGGCGCAGACGCAGGCGACGAAAAACGCCAAGCAAACCCGCAAGGCCCGCACGCCATCGTCAGGCACGTCGACCAGCAAGGCAGGGCAGGGCATCACGCATAGCGAACTCGTCTCGAAGGATGGCGGTCCCGTCACTGCCGCCGACGCCATTAGCTACATCAACAGCATGGCGGCAACGTTGCTGGCGTTCAGCAACAAGCATGCGGCAGTCATTCCGACGAACTACGGTCAGTCGATCATCCGCTTCCATGGCGCGATCGCGCAATGTGCCAAAGACGTGAAGGCGTCCTAATCCCTAACACGTTACAGATTGAGCCCCGTCGCCGAAAGGTGGCGGGGCTTTTTCGCGTCTGCGCTACATCGGCCGCGGCGAAACTGTCGGATTATCCGACACACAGCAACGCATTGGCTGGATGGCACACACAGCAACGCCTTAGACAT